GGTAGGCCGTCCCCCACGCGAGCGTCGAAAATCCTGACTCGGCCCAGGTAATCGTAAACAGCGTGCCGGGCGCGGCGCTGCTGGCGACCGTCTTCGTGATCGTTCCCGACGTCTGCAACACCGTCCCTGACTGCGTCTCCAGCCGGATTTGGACGGCGTTCGTGCTGAGCCCGTTCTGGTGCGTCCAGCGCGCCTCGAAATTCGGCGTCACCGTCTCAATTTTCCCGGTCGGGTTGCCGTTGAGCGTCACGTAGCCAAGCGATGCCGGCGTGAACTGCGTCCACGCGCTCCACGCACCCCACGCCCCGAACTGGTCGGACGTCCGCGCCCGCCACTCGTAGGTCGTGCCGCGCGTCAGCGCCGACCCACCATACGCGCGCGAAAATTGATTGTTCGATTTTTCGGTGCTGCTCGCCGTGTAGGTCGCGTCCCAGAGCAGCGACGTCTGCCCGACCTGGCGAACCTGGATTTGGTACTGGTTCATCTGGTCGCCGGTATCGACGCCGTTCCCAGACGATGTTCCCCACGCGCCGTTGAGATCACGGAAATCGGCAGTAAACGCCGGCGTGTCGCTCTGCACGCTGCCGACCGGTGCAACCAAATTTGGCGCGTCCGGCGCGACGTTCTCCCACCCCTCGAGGTAGACGGTCAGCCACCCCTCGTTGTGCGCAGTGTAGCTGCCAAACGGGTTCGGCGGCGGCTGCGACAGCCCCGACCGGTCGTAGAACTGCTCGTTGTCGCCGGTGATGTTGGCGGCCTGCACCATCGAGTGCACGACGGTGTTGCCGGTGCCGAGATACGCCACGGCGTAGCGCTTGCCTGACTGGATTTTGAACGCCGTGTTCGTCGGCGCGTTGTCGGCCTGCGCGACGTTCGCCTGGTAGAGCTGCGTTTCCGGCGACGATCCCGCGAGGTTGGTGACCGAGAACGACGCCGTGTACCCGACCCGGTTCGTCGGATTCATCGACGTGTTCGTCTCGTAGCAGGCGAACCGGACGGTCGGGTTGCTGCCCGACGCGCGCCCGAGGAACCCAGCAATTTTCGTCACCCAGACGTTGGCCGTCGCCGCGTTGAACACGCAGGCGCGCATGTATCCCGAGCCGGTGTTTCCCGAGTCACCGTCCGGGCTGGTGCGGTAGCGTCCGTAGCGGCGGAGTGTGAGCTGGTTCGGCATATGCTACTCTGCGTGCGACAAGGAGGAACGCCAATGCGCCATCACATGACCATTCGTCACCTGCTGCCGTGGTTGCTCGTTCTGCTGCTCGTTCCGGCCGGTGTCGTTGCCGGTCAACGCGCAACACCAGCGCCAGATTGCCCACCGGTCGCGACGACACCGGTCACGCTCGGCACCTACGAACTGCATGGCAACGTCTACACGTTTGCCGGCACTGGATCGCGCGTTTCCGAGCCGTTCACTCTGCACCAGGGACTCGCCATCCTCTCCTACAAAACCGTCGACGAGGTGATGTCGTTCGACATCGAATCGTACCCGGCTGGCGTGCCTATCCTTGGATCGATCATCCTGACAACGCCCACCTATCCGGACGGCGTCACGTCGATCAGGATTGACCACGACGGCCAGTACATCATCGGCGTGACTAGCGTCGGATCGTGGGAAATTGCCGTTGGTCAGCCGTAACATCGTCGTCACCGTTTCCGTAGCTGCCGCGAGAACTCAGCGAACGTCGCGCGTGCGACGGCCTCAGGATCACCCGCGCCGCTGACGTTGATCGTCACGGTGTACGTCGCGTTGCCACCCGGTGCGACCCGCGCCGGCGCCGCGAGGACCGGCTGCAGCGCTGCCGCCATCGCCTCGGCCGGCGACTCAGCATTGAGCCGGATACCGCGTTCGAGCCCGGCCATCAGGTACCGGCCCATCTGTTCCATCACCTTCGACGGCGACGCGATACCGGCCGCCTGTTTCGCTGCCTGCACGGCCTGGTTGACGGCATTCCACGCCGTCCACGCAATCGCCGACGTCCAGGCAGCGATCCCGTTGTTGATGCCCTGGCCGAGCGAGTAGCCGACGTCGTAGCCCTCGTTGTAGAACGACGGGAACGTCAGCGCGTTGACCACCGCGTCGTGCGCGTTTTTTGCCCAGCCCTTGACCGCCACGTACATGTCCGAGAACGCCGTCGAGACGTTGGTCTTCAGGCTGTTCGCCTGATTCGTCGCGGCGGTGGTCATGGCGATAAATTGCGTGGCAACGCCGGTTTTCAGCGCGAACGAGGTCGTGATCACCGACGTCGTCATCTCAACAAACGATTTCGCGACGTTCGTCTTCGTGTTCTTCGCCCAGCCGGTCGCGATCGTGTACATGTCCTCGAGCGTCGTGTTGACGGTCGTTTCCAGCAATTCCGTCTCGGTCGTCACCGCCGTGATGAGTTGCGCAAGCGCGTCGAGGAACCCGCCGGAGAGCGAGACGCCCATGGTCGCGCCCTTGGATTTGAACTGGTCGGGATAGCCGTCGAGGACCAGCAGCAGTGCCGAGAAATCATCGGCGACGGCTTGGGCGATCGTCTGCCCATCGACGGTCATTTGCTCCATGAAGCTTCCGACCAGCCCGGACCCCATGTCGGTGCCCTTCGTTTTGAACTGCTCCGGGTACTGGCCGAGCACGGTGATGAGCGTCGAGAATTTCCCAACAACGGCGTTGACGAACGTCAGACCGTCCACGCTGTCGAACTCGTTGATGAACCCGTTCCGCAGCGCCGCGCCCATCGCCCCACCACTGTTCTGCAACTGTGTGAGCACGTCCTGCGTGGCCGGGTCGCCGACGTTCATGGTTGGCGCTGTTTCCTCCTTGCCGCCACCGCCACCGCCACCGAACGCCCAGTTGAAGGCGCCCTTGATCGAGTCGATAATGCCCTGCACCGGACCCAACACCTCGGTGATTGCGTCTGCGAGACCTTGGAACGCGTTTTGCACATCATCCCAGCTATCCGGCAGCGCATCGACGATCGCCTGCGCGATGCCGGAGAAGAAGTTTTTGATCTCTTCCCATTTGGCGTCGATGCCGTCCTTCAATCCCTGGATGAGATCAACGCCCTTCTGGTAGAGGACTTTCAACGCGTCCGGCACCAATGCGGTGACCTTATTCCAGACGCCGGACACAAACGGCACAATCCATTTATTCCAGAATTCCGTCGCGCCGATATAGATGCCGTAGACGAGATTCCATCCCTTTTGCCAGAGCGTCCTGATTGGGTTGGGAACCAGGTTATCGATGGTGGTCCAGACGTCCTTCGCCCAGTTTTCGACATCGGCCCATTTCTCGGTAATGCCGTCGACAATCCCTTGGATGAGGTCCTTGCCTTTCTGAAGCAGGACCTTGAGGGCATCCGGCACCAGTTCGGTGACTTTGTTCCAAATCGCCGAGAAGAACGGCACGATCCATTGGTTCCAGAACTCGGTCGCGCCGATGTAGATACCGTAAACAAGGTTCCAGCCGTCGGTTTTGAGGATCGTGAGCGCATCCGGAATCAACTCGCCAATTTTGTTCCAGATTTCCTTCGCGAAGTTTTCGATATCCGTCCATTTTTCGTCGATCCCATCCTTCAATCCCTGAATCAAATCCTTGCCTTTTTGGAGCAACACCTTCAGGGCATCGGGAACCAGCTCGGTAACTTTGTTCCAGATTGCAGAGACAAACGGCACGACCCACTGGTTCCAGAACTCGGTCATTCCGATGTACACGCCGTAGATGAGGTTCCAGCCGTCGGTTTTCAGGATGGTCAACGCATCTGGCACGAGCTCAGTGATGTTGTTCCAGATGTTTTTGGCGAAATCCTCGATATCAGACCATTTTTCATCGATGCCGTCTTTGAGCCCCTGGATGAGGTCGATGCCCTTTTGGTAGAGAGTTTTTAGCGCGTCTGGCACCAGCTCGATAATTTTGTTCCAGAGACCTGAGACAAACGGCACAATCCACTGGTTCCAGAACTCGGTGATGCCGATGTAAATTCCGTAAATGAGGTTCCAGCCGTCTGTTTTCAGGATCGTCAGCGCGTCTGGCACCAATTCGGTGATTTTGTTCCAGATGTTTTTCGCGAAATCCTCGATATCAGCCCATTTCTCGTCGATGCCGTCTTTCAGCCCCTGAATCAAATCCTTACCTTTTTGCAACAGTGCTTTCAATGCATCAGGGACAATTTCCTTGATCTTGTCCCAGACCGCGGCGAAGAACGGCACAATCCACTGGTTCCAGAATTCCGTCGCACCGATGTACATTCCGTAGACTAAATTCCACCCGTCAGTTTTGAGGATTTTCAGCGCATCCGGCACCAGTTCCGTAATTTTTGTCCAAATGTTTTTTGCGAAATCCTCAATATCCTTCCATTTTTCGTCGATGCCGTCCTTCAGCCCCTTGATCAGATCGCTGCCCTTGTCCTTGAGCCACCCCAGCGCGTCGCCGACCGCGCCGGGCACCTGCGACAGCAGGCCGCCGAGCCACGGGAACAGTGTCCCGGTCGCGAACCCGATCGCGCCGTTGTAGAGCCCGGAAATAAGTTCGCCGCCCTTCGTCAGCAGGAACGACGCCACCGCGCCCCAGTCCACCGCCCGAATGGCGCTCAGGATCTGGTCGAACGCGTCGGCGACCGCCGATGGCACGCCCTTGAAAAGCAGCGCGAACAGATCAATCGAGTCCTCAACAAGGCGCACGTAGTCGCGCCACGCCGCCCGCCAGTTCCCGTGCACCAGGTCGTCGACGAGCTTGACGACGTCGCGAATAATTCGGCCAGCCTTTCCGGCAATCTCCGCAATGAGGGACCCGAACCGCTCGAACCCGATCGATTTGAAGAAGTTCCCGATCGTCCGTCCGAGCTTCTCAAGCTCGTACGACAGCACACGGAACGCCAGGACCGGCCCGCCCTTTTCCCACGCGGCGCGGAACCGTTTCACGATCCGGATCACCCGGGCGAACGCGATCAGGATCTTCGCCAACGGGGCCGGCAACTGGTTGAGGATCTTGTGGACGCGTTCGGTGTCGCGGCCACCGATCTTTCGCAGGCCCTCGGTAAACAGCCGGATCGGCCGGTACGCCTTGCCGAACAGCAGCGCGAGGCGCATGACGGTCGTACCGGCGGGACCGAGCGCGAGCATTCCCTGCAACGGCTTGCGCCGGCTAATCAGGTCCACGGCCTTGAAGAACGCGCGTATCCTGCTCCAGAGATGCTCGAACCAGCCGATGATGTCCCTGATCCACCCGGCGACCGCCCTCGCGACGAACCTGACGGCGTCGCCGAACCCCAACCAGTTCTTCTTGTACGCGACCGCGAGCAGCGCCAGCGCGGCGACGATCGCCATGATGACGAGCCCGACCGGACCGAGCGCGACCGAGATCGCCGCGCCGAGCGCCGGCAGCAACGGGATCAGCGCGGCGATCGCCTGCGCCGCGATGCCCAGCGCCACAAGCACCGGACCGAGCGCGGCCAGCAGGCCGGCAAACACGACGATCACGATCTTCACCGGTTTCGGCAATTTGTCGAACCAGCCGGCCAGCGTCGCAACCACCTTACTCAGCAATTCGATCGCCGGAACAACGACCGGCACCATCGCCGCGCCGATCTGCACCAATGCGACCTTGATGCGCGCCATCGCCTGACGCAATTTGAACATCGGATCACTCGCGGCAATCTCGAACGCCTTGTTGAGGTCCCCCGTGGAATTCGCGAGCTCCTTGAAGATCTGGTCGACTTTCTCGGCGTCTTGGCCGGTGATGTTGAGGAAGCCGCGCAGCGCCCGGACGTTGCCGAACACGTTCGCGATCGCCTCCTCGTTGTCACCGAACGTCGCGCTCAGGCGTCGCAGGACCGGCAGCAGACCCTCACTACCAAGCTGATTTCGGAGTTCCTCGGCGGTAAGACCGAACTCCGCCAGCGTCTTCTTCGCCTCGGCGGACGGCGAGAGCAGGGTCAGTAACACCTGGTTGAGCGAGGTCGTTGCCTCGGCGGCGTCGAGACCGGCCTGCGTCATGACCGCGACCGCCGCGCCGACGTCGTTGAACGACACGTTCAGTTGCGCGGCCGTCGGGATCACCTGACCAAGTGAGGCGGCCAGTTCGGCCGGTTCCGCCTTGCCCTCGCGCACCGTCGCGACCAGGACGCTGACAGCCTCCTCGGCGGTCAGGCCGGACGCGGCGTAGGCGTTCATCGCCGAGGTCGCGAGGTCGGCGACGGTCACCGTGTCACCGAGGCCGGCGGCAGCCGCCTTCGCGCTCGCCTCCAGCACGTCCATCGCCTGCGAGGCCGGGATACCGGCGCTCGTGATGAAGTACAGCGCCTCGGCGAGCTGCGCCGGCCCGATTCCGACGGCCGGCGCGAGGTCGAGCACCTGCTGCCGGAGTTTTTCGAGCTCGGCGGCGGGCACGCCGACCAGCGCGGCGATGTTGGTCATCTGCTCGTTGAACCCACCGAACGTGCGCATGGCCGCGAAGCCGAGCCCGGTGATCGGCGCCGTCAGCTTGAGGCTCAGTTGCCGGCCGGCATGCTCGACCCGTTTTCCCCACTCAGCAAGCGACGACGAGGACCGTTTCAGTCCCTTCTGGAAGTTGCTATCGTCGAGGCCGAGTTCGGCTACGAGCCGGGCGATGGTGGCCATGCGTCGTCATCCTCGCGCTCTTCGTCAACCGGCAATCCGACGATCGCGCGGAATCGCGCCTCCAATTCCTCGGGCGTCGGCGTGTGTTTCGGCACGAACGGCAGGAACTGGTCGAGTTTGAACGGGCGCCGTTTCGGGTCGCGATGGACGTTGGCAAGCAGCGTCATCAGCATCGCGTTGCGGATGTCGGCTCGCCATTCGCCGATCGGCTCGACCCGGTCATAGGCGATCCACTGGTCGAACTCGCGCGCCGGCATCCGCGCCATCATCTCACTGCGCGTCATTCCTCCAAGGGCCAGGCAGAGCCGGAAGCTAAACCGTTCCCGGTCGCTAAAGGGTTGTCATCTTCGCCCTCAGCAGCCTCGCCGGTTCCCTCGATTCCTGCCAGCCGCGCCGCAACGTCGCTGATGCGTTCGAGCACCTTTGCTGATTTCTCGCCGATCGCATGAGCGTCGGTCTCCGAGAACAGCCGGTTGCCGTTTTCGTCACACATCGCCAGCGCCGCCAGTTTGACGCGAAATCTCGGGAGATTGAAACGGGGACTTCCCCGTTCCACGATCACGGAGGCATTCATGAGACGCTCCCGCTCGGCGGCAGAAATCGAGCGAACATAGACCCCGTAGGCCGATTTGTCACCCGCAGTCTCCGGCGCCCACTCGGGGACCGGCACCCACTCGACCTCGACGTCGTTGGCCGCCAGAATGGCGGCCCGTGTCAGAACGATACGCTCGCCCATAATCCCTCCGATCGGGGCAGGACGACACGCGCACTGGCACGCATCAGCCCTGCCCAGTCACCTAGCTGACGGTCACCGGACCGCTAATCTGCAACGAGACGCTGGCCGTGAGCTTCCCCTCGACCGGCGCCGACAGTTCGAAGCCGGTGACGTAGGCCGCGAACGAGAAGGTCTTCGCCGGCGACGTCGGGAACACGACCTGGAAGTTGCGCCGCGTCCGGTTGAGCATGTCCGTCCGCAGGTTCACCTGCGTCGTGTGCTCGAAGTAGTTGATGTCGAAACTCACCTCGCCGCCCTCGAGCAGGGTCGGGACGTACTCCCGCCAGAAGTTGCTATCGTGGCTGGTCGCCTCCTCCGTCCCCAGCGCGAGCGCCGGGCCGGAGATGTCCAGCACCTCGGCGATGGTGGCGAAGTTCTCTGGGCTCCCACCGTCGCCACGCTTGAGCAGGGTTCCGTGGCTGGCTTTCGCTGAAGTTGGCATGTCCGCTGCCTCCTACCGTTGGATCGTGTAAATCCCAAATTTGACCAGGTTGCTGTTCGCCTGCAGGTACAGGTTGCCGTCCGACTGCTGCCAGCCGGGCAGGTCGAACGGCCCGAGCACGTGGATCGCGCCGGCCGCGATCGAGACGTTCGTCAGGTCGCCCGTCCGCCCCTGCGGGTCGGCCGTGCTGGTGATCGCGTACGTGCGCGCGACGGTGTCCGTGTTCTGGATGATCAAAATGTCATCCCTCGTCAGCGCAAACTGGTTGAGGTTGGTCGTGTCCGCCGCCGTCATGGTCACCGCGAGACCGGCAGTCGGATACGGCCCGGATCCGGTGGTCTTCGTGAGCGTCGTGCGTGGCATAGGCTACTCCTCCGTCGTGACTGCTGGTGGTTCTGGCGTTTCGCTGGCTGCCGGTTCTGCCGTTACGCGTCGCGCGCGACGTGCCGGCGCCGCGGCCGGCTCGCCCTGCTCAGCAACCGGCTGTGGGATTTCGTGGACCAGCCGGATGTGCTCGGCGAGGCGGTCGGCGTCGGCGAACGTCGCCGGGCACTGCGTGCAGGGGAACACGCGCTGCCGGACCGGCTGCGGGATCTCATGCACGAGCCGGATGTGTTCGGCCATCCACGCCGCGTCCAGGCTATCCCGGTCGCAGTACGGGCAGCGATAGTAGTCCCAGCCCGCGTAGACGCCCGCCGGTGTTATGGTGCTCATAGGACGATATCCTCCTCGATCGTGATCTCGAATTCGTACCGGTAACCGATCGTTCCCTCGCCCCAGATGCCGTCCGTGAGGGTCATCCGCAACGTGCTGCTGCCAAACGTCGGCCCGTGCGAGAACGACAAATCGCCCAAACCGAGCACGGTGTCGTTGAACCGGTCACGGACAAACCCGGCGAACAGGGCGTTGGGGATCGCGTCGGCGTACGCCTGCAACCGTTGCAAATCGTCCGGCAGGTGCTTCCGTGGCGTGACCAGGTCGCAGCGGATCGTGTGCACGGCCACACGCGCGGCGTAGCCGTTGCCACGATCGGCCGTGCCGAGCCGGTGCGCGCCGGCGACCGGATACAGCAGCAGCGTCACCGTGTCGTAGTTGGCGTCGCGCGGCTGTGCCGGTTGATCGATCGCGGCCAGCGCCGGATCAGCCAGCAGGTCGTTGCGAATTTCCGCGAGCGCTGCCGCGAGGCTCATCAGGCACCTCCCAGCGTCTGCTCGATGTCATACGCAAACCAGCCAACGGCAGCCTCGATTTCCGGCTGCGCCTCTGCGACCGCATCACGCAGGAACGGCCGCGGCCGTGTGCCCCGTGCCGCGATCGCGCGCTGCAGCGCATACGGGTTGACGCCGTGCCGCTTCGCCCATTTACGCAACGGGGCAATCGGTGGCCAATGTGGCCGCGTCCCCTCATGGACGAACGGCGCGTAGAACGTATTCGTCCCGACGCGCGCGTAGCGTGGTGGAATGCCGCTGTCGATCTCACGCCCGATCGAGTTCCGCAGCCGGCTGGTATCGACCGGCGCCATCCCACGCGCTTCGTTCTGCAGCGCGATGGAGGCCCGGTCGAGAAACCGGCGCTGCGGCCCGGCGATCTGTGCCGGCGCGAGTTTCCTCGTCAACTCGGGGATGCCGTGAATTTGGACGTGGATCTTCATACGGCCTCCCCTACCGGCAGCCGGCGCCGGTACGGATCGAGCAGTTGCCGCACGTCCGGGTCGAGCCGGGGGATCGCCTGCAGCACGCCGATCTCTGGCGCACCGGCGAGCCCGAACGGCGCATCGCGCCGTTTGAAGAGCCGCGCGACCAGCAGCGCGCACGCCTCGATCACCGGCGCCGGCACGCTGCTCGCGTAGCCCCACGTTCCCGTGATCCTCACGCCGCGCGCGACCCTGACCGGAAACAGCCTCGTTGACGACGGCGAGACCCGGATCGCCACGTAGGGCTCGCCACGCGCCGGCGCGTCCTCCGGTTCGAGGTCGTAGTCGGTGGACGCCCACGCCATCTCGTAGACACGATCACCGTCATTGTCGGTCGCAATCGCCGTGATCGCGACAGCGTCGTAGGGCAGGATCAGGTAATCGGGCCAGATGGCTGTCAGGTACCGGTCACCGGTCGTGGTGAAGAACGTCCTGCCCGTGTAGGCGTCGACCTGCCGGGAGGCCGCCGTGATCATGCTATCCAGCACGGCGTCATGCGCCGTCCCGGTCAGGTCGAGGCGCGCTTTCATCTCGGCGACGGTGAGGTACCCGTTCGTGGGCATCAGAGCCGCTCCGTCAGCACCATGATCGTGCGATCCGCCGTCTGGTTGACCGGCGTCGCCGACGTTCCCGATCGCAATTTCAGGTAGGGTGGCGCAACGAAATCGTTCGGATCGATCGCGATAAACCGGCCCGCCGCCACCGTCACGGCGATCTCGACCCCGGCGGCGTTGAAGAGGGGACGGAACGTCCCGGTCGCGCTATCGCTGCCGAGGAACGTGATCGTGCTGCCGTCGAACGCCGCGGGCATGACCAGGCCAACCAGCGTCTCCTGGCTGACGGCGAGGGGGATCGCGCCGGACTGCGACTGGCCACTGGGGATCACGACGTTCATCGCTCACGCTCCTCCGTGCGTCGCTGCCGGCCGCGCACCATCCGGTCGGCTGGGGGAGCCGCGACGTCACGCTCCCCCTGCTGCTCAGGCTCGGGCTCGGCCGTCACCGGGACGATGCAGCCGGGCGAATCGCGCAGCAGCCAGGCCGCCTCCTCTGGTGAGAGGTCAATCTCGTCACCAGGCGCCAGCACCCGGCTGCTGGTGCGATAGGCGTGGCAGACCCGGTAGCGCATCAGATGCCCTCCATCCGGACCAGGCACCAGACGGTCACGGCCAAATCGGCCGTCGTCCCGTTCCAGGACGAGTTGGTCGTGATCTCAACGCCGATCCGGTCGCCGGCGTTGAATTTGACCGATTCGCGCTGCACCCGCTTATACGCGGACTGCTGCGTCGTGATCGTCATCGTCGTGGCCGATTTCTCACTGCCGTTGACCGTCGCGCCAGCCGTCAACTGCCCGGCCGTGGCGGCCGCCGACAGCCGGGCGGAGATGGCGACGATCTCGCCAGCGAACGGCATCACGATGCTATTGACGGCGTTGGTCGCCACGGCCGAGCCGGTATTGCCCTCGCTGATGACGAGCGCGACGTCGGTCTGGGAAGCCGCGAGGTCGTCCTGCATAAACGTCAGGGCGACGAGCTGCCCGCGGCTGGCATCAGGAGTCAGGAGGCTCATACGTCACCTCCTAGACCGTGATGTTGTAGGCGACGGCAGCCGCCTCGATGCCGGACGCAGCACCGGTCGGCGTGAACCGGCCGAGGCCCATCCGGAGCGTGTAGACGATCCGCGTCTGGTCGGTCGCCGGCAGCCGCTCGGACTCCAGCTTCACGCGCCGGCGCCAGCCAACGACGAACCCCCGCCGGTTGAACGCGACGATCTGCCCCTTCGTGTTGTTGGCAGCAACATTGCTGACCATGCCGGCGGCGTTCGTCAGCGGCACCGCAATCGAGCTCACGACGGGGTGGCCGATGACGCGCGCGACCTCGCCGGCAAGCACGTTCGGGTTCGGCCGCGTCAGGTTCGCCGCGATCACCTCATCGAGCAGGGCGATCCGGTCGGCGGTCTGCGGGTCGGCGACGAACACCAGGTCGTTCGGATCGGTCGGGTGGCCCCAGTCCACCAGGTTGGCCGCGTCGATCATCCGCGACCGCAACTGGCGGAACGTCTCCAGCGAGACGGTGCCGGCCACATCGAGACCGTTGCCCGTGTTGTCCACCAGCGCCGCGTGCCGGATGCCGTCGGTCGCCAGGTAGTGCTTGGTGTCCGGCGGATCGGCATCAATGAGGTTGATATTCCCGGTCGGGGCATTCGTCTCGTCACCGTTGATGACGACCGAGTCGCTGTAGTGCGCCAGCGCCTTGGCAGCCTGCATCCGGAGGAACGGCACGAACGGAATAATGGAATCCTCCTCCATTTCGCCGCTCCACATCTGGTGAATCGCAAATTTCCTCGCGTTCACCTGGACGCGGTTGCTGCCCGTTTTCACGGTCGCCATGTTTGGCGAGTTGTTGGCCGTCGCCTCTGAGACGAACAGCATCTCGGGGATATCGACTTCGACCGGGAGGTAGGTCGTCGGCGCCGTCATCTCGAACGAGTTGAGCAGCGCAAACACGCGAGAGTCGGGACGCGCGGCGGCCCAGAGCTCACCGACATATTGCGCGCCGACCAGTTGCTGGCCGAACCCGGACTCGCCGGTGTCCATCGCGCGGAGCTGGTGCTCGATCCACTCCTCGCGGCTCATGGTGCCGCGCACCGAGCGAGGGACGCGTGGCCAGAGATTGTCCAGCGCCTGCCGGTCGATCTGCCGGATTTCCTCCTCCGTCAGATACCGAGCGCTGGAAAGTTCGTGGAACGCGCGCTCCAATTCGGGGCTTGGGC